CATGCTTATTGAGCAGAATACAAAAATTATGGAATTAGCAAAGGAAGGTAAATATATTACAAATAATAATAACACCACAAATAATAACAACTTTAATCTCAATTTTTTCTTGAATGAACAATGCAAAGATGCACTCAATATTATGGACTTTATTAATCAACTCCAACTAAATACAACTGATTTGGATATGGTTGGTCGTCTAGGATACTCTGAAGGAATTTCAAAACTTTTTATTAGAGGACTTAAAGAGCTTGATGTTTTTAAGAGACCTATTCACTGCAGTGATTTAAAGAGAGAAGTTTTGTATGTTAAGGACAAAGATTCTTGGGAGAAAGATAACGAGGAAAAAAATAAAATGAAAACGGCTATCAAATACATTGCGGCTAAGAATTTCAAACAAATTAATGAATGGCGAGCTAAAAATCCAGAATCCGATGATTATGATAGTCAAAGACACATGGATTACCATCAAATTGTTATTCATTCCATGGGCGGCTCAACAAAAGAAGAAGATGAAAAGCATTATAATAAAATAATTAAAAATGTTGCACAAGAAGTAACTATTGATAAAAACACAAAACAATTAGCATAAGTTTTATTCAATATTCAATAAACAACGAATAATATTTTCATAATTCTCAATTATTTCTCTCTTCTTTTCTATGTCAATATTGGTAGAATAGTCCAATAAACCTTGTGCAATTTTATGCAATGTATTTATGTGTTCAACATATTTGTCTTTTTTTTGATATTCTTTGCTTTTTGACCGAGTCATCATTGTTTCAATTTTACAGAATTTTAAGGACATAACGATATGTCAATTTTTATATTAATTAATTACTATTGTAATATAAAAAATTATATTATAATAGAGTAATGGAAAGCTATAATTTAAATATATACAAAAATTATTCATCATCATATTGGTCTGCATCAACCGATCTTTTATTTCACTGTTTGCTTTTTGGCACATCAATGCATGGCGTTTATTACTTTAGAGAATCAATATTATCAATTTTAACTGTACCTCTTCTTAGCTTAATGCTGTTAAGAACATTCCTTATATTACATGACTGTGGCCATAACTCTTACACACCAAATCGCAAATTAAATTATGCAATTGGTTCAATATGCGGGTCATTTGTAATGACGCCATTCTCGTGGAACTCTAAGCATTTTATGCATCACTTATCAAACGGAAATATAGAAAACCCATTTAAATATCAGTGGTCAGAAACTGTGCATTACACTGTGGCACAATATAACAAATTAAATCCAGGATATCAGTTATTATACCGAGTTTTCAGAGATCCATTTATATTCTTTACAGTGGTTCCATTTTTTAATTTTTTTATATTAAATCGTCTTACAATTTTGTTATCAAATGGTTATAACTATGCAAGTCGTGAAACTTGCATTGATTGGTTAATAAATAATGTATGCTTGGCTATACAACAATATATATATTATAAGTATTCCATTTTTATTCATTACAATATTGCATTTTATTTTACTACAATTATAGGATTTATTTTATTTCATAACCAACACACATTCAATCCAGCTTATATAAAAAATAACTCTGAATGGAGTGTGCGAGAATCTGGACTAGAGGGTTCAAGTTTTATAATCGTTCCAAGATATTTAAAATACTTTACTATGGGAATAGAGTATCATCATATACATCATTGTATGACAAGAATTCCAGGTTATTATTTGCAAAGATGCAATGATTATATTGAAAAAAACACAAAAATGCTTGAAACCGTTGTTGTTCTTTCCATGAAAGATGTATTTAACAACTTGTTTTTAACTCTATACGACGAATCTAGTGGAAGATATGTTAGTTTTAATGATATTGAAAAAAAGAATCTATAGAATAAGTTGGAGACGAATTTTCTTCTTAAACTTTTCTTCATCATGAAACAAATATAACTTATAATTGCAAATTGAATAATTATCAATGTTGTCTCTGAATGTTACCCTAGATGCCATCTTAAGCTCGGGTAAATATACAACATATTGAAACAATCCATCATTTCTAACAATTTTATCAAAAACATAACCCTTATAAGTCTTTTCCATTATCTCAGGTGACGTTGAACAAATGTGCAATAAATTGCAATCACTTTGGATGCGACGAATTGAACGCATGGTTGTATTAATATAATCCAATTCATCCAACCATTTTTTATAAAAATTATTTGCGTTATCGGACAGTTTAATTATTCCAGTGTTCTGTTGAAATTGAATGATGTTCAACAAATCTACGAGTCGTCTAATTGGAGATGTTATATGAACATAAGCATCCATTTCAAGCAAATCGTGTGATATTGTCTGACCATCTTCCAAACAACCTGCATCTATGTATTGTCCCGCAGAACTATTCCAGATTTTAATAAACTTGCTGACGTCTTCGGGTACATTTTCTGGCGGAGAAAAATCTCTCTTCATGATTGTAGAACGAAAAATGCCATTTTTACTCAAAAGTAGTTCCTTAGCAGTATTGTAGTTCATAAGAATCATAAGATAACAAACTATTTCATGACTGTTCCTGACATTGTTTATGTACTTGTATTTTTTAGATATGGTCTTTGTCAATTCAAACACTGCTTGATAGTGAGGGTTCTCCAAAAGACTTGGCTCTTCATAACAATAGTTTCTATTAACCTTTATTTTGCAATTGGAATATTTAATATCAGTTATGGTGTCGCCGTCAATGAACAAGTCCATTACAAACGCAAGCCTTGTATGATTGGATTGAAGACTGCACAAACAATCAGACAAAATTGTTGGTAACATGGGTCGTTTTCTATCAGGCAAATAAATCGTTGAAATTCTGCGAGAAAATGAATCCCAAAGGTTGAGAACGTCCATCCAAATTGTTACATTGGAAATGTATATACTTAACTGCTGTATACCATTATCCAATGTGCGAATGCTGAATGCGTCGTCATAATCAAGACTGTTTGGAGGATCAATAGTAAAAATGTGCCACATACTCTTGTCAGTTCTGTCAACAATTTCTGGGTATTTCTTACTAACATTCTCAATAAATGCGTCGTGTGTGTGATTCTTAAGTGCTTTAGATGTGTCCTTTGTAAAATTCTGAATAGATGCATTCAAACTTTTGCAGTAAAGCTGATATTCATAAAAATTGTCCAACACATCAACTGAACCAATCATTTGTGATATTACTGCTCTGGGGTGTTTATCTTTCCATTCAACAAAATTAAAAGTGCAATAATGGTCTACAAATACCTTGGAGAATCCTACATTTTTCATTTCATAAGGAATAAGAAAAGTTGGAAGTCGTCTGTCATCTGGAATGCATTTGTATAGAAGCTTCCCGTTTTCTCCGCGACCATATGTCTTACTTCCCTTTAAGACAAGAACCCCTGGTATATTTTTCCCTACACGAATGCTAGAATGCAATATATTCAAGTCTCCGGTTGCTGTATCATAAGAAAAAACGTCGTTTGTGAATAGTTTATGTTCTGCTGGATGTAGTTCTTTAATTTCAATGTCTTTCAAATCTGTCATATTGATATAAGTCCAACTTGTGTATCCTCTATCATTTACGTGAACCTTACACACAGGGTGTGTCATGTTGGGGTGGATTATATTATAATGTCAAGGTACCTTTAACCCATTATAATATATATAGTTCTCAAAAGTATTACAATTCAGAGTTGTTCACACTTGTTGTGCTTTCAGCTCCAGGAATATCATCTTGTTGAACAGGTTCAAGTATAGGCATTGCCTCTTTTTGGCCTTCTAAAGATTGTTCAACGAGAGAAGAAGGTTTTGAAGACTTATTATTCAAATCTTTAATGTCATGTTTCTTAACAACTTCTCTCTTCACATTCTGAAGTTGAAGTGCATGCATTGCAATATGAGGAACAATAGCAGCATTGTTCATATATGTTCTGTATCTAAAACATGAAATACACGTTTCCCTTTCAAATTGAATGCTATACCACCAATAAGCAGGTATATTTATAGTCTGACCAGGATTTAAAACAATATCTAAACATTTCATTTTATCAAAATCAGCACTATACTGAGGCTGAACTTTCCAAGGGTTTACAGGAGACCTAAATTCAAAATTCTCATAGTCGCGTTCAGGATATAGGTACCTTGAACTTTGAGGAGCTGCTAATTTAATAGTTGCCTTTCCTTCTGTTACTAAGAAAAAATTGCGATAATTTATTTCATATCTAAATGGAGTTTGAGTTCCCTCAGAACCCATCATTATATCGTAATTGCAATTAGACACCATGGGAGGACGAATAAAAGAATCATTATATTGCATGTGCTTAATAAGTCCTGTTTCCTGTAAAAAATCAGTATTGTTCTCAGAAAAATAACTAGAAGTCTTGTCTTCATCAAACAATTTATTTGCGGCATGCAATGGCAAAGGCATGTAAATTTCATTCTCATAATTTGCATCTTTTGCATTTCTTATTTTAATTTCAAAAGCGTTGTAATTGTTTGTAATATATGATTTATTTACTGATTGAAGAATCTTTTCATTGTCAAAATCAAAAATAACAGGTTGTCTTAAGTCGCATATTTCATCCAATTTATCCTTTGACGCCTGGTCTAATTCATAAACTTCTAAATCATTGCTGGTTTTAAGATGAAATTGAATGTGTAGATAAATGAATAACACCAAACAAAAAATAAAGAATGCAATAAATATTTTCAACATAACTAATAAAAACTCATAATTAATTTTTATTATTTATACTCACTTAAGGGAACCTAGGTTCCCATATGACCCCTCCTAGCAAATCCTTTTTACTCAATCTTTGGTGCAATGAAGAACATAACCGAACTATTATCTCCTAAATCATACTTTATCTTCAAGGGAATATCAGCACTAATTGACCATTCAATTTCAGGAGACAACTTTGTAGTAATACACATCTTATTGATATAGTTAAGACTATACGATATGTCAATAACTTGACCTTCTGAGATTGAAAACTCTGACAAATCATCAATGGGAATATTAACAAGCATTTCACCATTGTCTCCCTTAGAAATCAAATCTATCTTTTCTTCGCTGCAGTTAATGTTGATAACATCTCCAAAAGTTGCCAGTTGTGAAATTAGCTCATTCATTTTCTTGGCCTTGATTGAGAACTCAACATCATACTCAACGCTGGGAATTTCAAGCAAGTCAGATTCCATATCTATTAGAGGAACCTTGAAATACTTGTTGAATTCGCCTTTTGCGTTTGTTAAATCAATCTCCAAAGAATCTGCTTCTCCTTCATAATGCAATGTTACTGAATCTTGCTCTTGGGCCATAGATAGAATGCTGTGCAAAATCTGTGAATTAACGCAAATGTTCTTTGAGTCATCATCACAAATTTCATATTTATCAAACCAAATGTTATAAATTCTTGCGTCAAATAGACATACATGACTGCTATCCATTCCTTGAATATAAGCGTGATCCTCCAAGAAAATGATGGTTATATTTGAAGTAGCTGCCTTCAAAAGTTGAAGGAGAGAAATGAAAATATCCCGTTTAGTCTTTTCCGTTATAGAGATAAGCATTGTGTTTGTTTGCAATAAAAAAATGTATTTAATATCTTTCAATTTTTTATCATAAATCTTCTTTATTTTTCTCATTCTTGATTTGCAAAAACTTTTACCAGATTTCTCTTCCAATCTGTGTCAATCACTCCAGCATTTTCTTCTAAAATGTAAGCAAGTTCTTCAAAATAAATACTATTCATAAGTTCAGGGGCTTGATTCCACATGTCTTTGTGCCTAGGAGCAACATTTTTAATTGTTGTATCAGTAAATTCAATAATTTTCTCCCTAAGAACGGTTTGGTCTTCAGGGATAACATCCAATAACCTTTGAATAACATCTCTAACATTTCTAGCTGATGAAGGCATGTTTGCAATTGTGCAATAATTAAAATTTCTTATTTTGAAATCAATTTTTTCTAACATTAATATAAAAAATATTACATGAATAATTCAGAATGTTATAGATTGGAACAATATGATTTTTCTGATGGACTATTAGAGTTGGATGCAACTTATATAATTCATCTGGAAGGAAATGGGAGAGAAGAACATATAATTAAACAATTAGATGAATATCATCCAACAAATTTAGTTTATATCTTGTATAACAAAGGTTATAAAAAATGCAACAAGTCCCTACATTTAAATGAACCACAAATAGATCTAATAGATGCATTTCTTTACATATTTAAGGACGCACATAGTAAAAACTATAAAAACATCCTAATATTGGAGGATGACTTCATATTTAATAAAAAAATAAAAGACAAACAAGCTCAAACGAATATTATGGAGTTTATTAAGAAAAAAGAAAACGAACCCATGATTTATATGTTGGGATGTCTTCCATTTATCCAAAGACCATATGATAAATATACAAATGTATTGTCTTGCGGAATTGGAACACATGCATGCATATATACAAAGAGCGTTGTAGAACACACTTTGCAAGAAAATGCACAGGACTTTATAGATTGGGATTATTATACATGGAATAAATATACCAAATATATGTATCACGAGCCGCTTTGTTATCAGCTATTTACAGAAACAGAAAACCAAAAAAACTGGGATTCTTTTTCTGGGTTAACGTATATATTATTGCATCTTATTAAATTACTTCAACTATATAAGAAACCAGAACCAGGTTATACATATTTTTACAATTTATCAAAGGTAACATACGCTGGAATAGTTATATTCTTAGTTATTTTTGTACTATTTTTAGTACATCTTATCTATGTTTATGCGTTAAAAAATTATACTATTACAAAAAATATAAAAAACTTTAAAAGGAAATAGTTTAGACAAAGAAAAGGATATAAATGTAATTACGTATTATACTTATATTATGACGCAACACCAGTTGAGCAATTGGGCACAATACTTGGAACCTTACGATTACGAATTTTTGGTTCAATACATTGAGAATGTAAAGAATGGAATTCCCAATGATAAGATGATTGTTTTAGCTGGTCCAGCGAGAACTGGTAAGACAACTCTGCAGAATGAAATTAAAAGTTATTTAAATTATTTAGGACAAGAATTGTGGTTAGAATGGCCGGTTCGTTCCGCAGGAGATGTGATTTATAATGAAAATATAAGAAGACTAGGGTTTTTTACGGGAATTGATGAAATATATCGCAGTAGAAAATCCAATCAAGCAATTGTTAATTTTATTAAATTCAAGCACTCTTTTATTGCTGATACAAATCATGTTGATAAGATTAATGATATTTTGTCAAATCACATTAGAATTATTTATATGACTCATGTATTTTAAGACAACTTTATTCAGATTTAATAAGTTTAATTTTTTGCTGAGTTTTTTTATCTATAAACACGCTTATAATAGAAATAATTTTAGAGAAAATAAATGGAGCGTTGTAAACGTTGCAAATGTTTAGTTTATCGGGGAAAGTAGTTTTTAATACTTCCGATATTTTTTTAATAAAACTAAAATGTTTTTCAATATGAAGCAGTGTTAATGAATCCAAATTAACATGAAGTATGAATGTTTCATGTTTATTTAACACAGACTGAATAATTGAAACAATATAACAAATAATTAATTCATAGTTGTCAGTAGATGCAATAAATTTAAAATATCTGTAGTCAAGTATAATATTTTGAGAATCTAATGCAAAACACAGCTTTGATAATACGTCATTAAAACAGGTTTTCAATATATTAGCTTTTGCAATTTTGATGTGGTCATTTGATGAAAATTGTGCGTGGATTTTTTCATGAATGTCTAAAGCTTGATTGGCAGTTGCCATTTATATAATAATATATGCATATAGATTTTTTATGCATATATTACCCATAAGTGCCCATTCATTTCAGCATAAGTAATTCGGCGACCCGTTTTTTAAATAAATTCATTTTTGCAATTTTCTTTAAGTTGTTTTTAATATATTTATGCTGTCTCGCCCAATTCTTCTAAAGACGTAGAGGTAAGAGTCTCAACTGCTGAGCCTTGAGCTGAATCTTCAACAACATTTCCACTAATAATTCCATCGGTGTCATCAAGTGCCTCAACAAACTCTCCGCCATTGAAAACAATGTCAGACAAACGTTGATTTGTTTGCATAGTGAATCCCTGCAAATTTAATAACAGATCCTTTACTTGAACCATCTCGGCCTTTAGAACCTCAACTGATTCAGAAAGCTCTTTTGAAACAGTGTTATTGATAACTTGTGTCACTGGTGTTGACGTGGGGGCAGAGAGTACAGGCTTTCTAGAAGCAAGCTCTTTGTGACCCGCCTCAAGGGCATCCAATCTCTGTGCCATATTTTCAAATACTTCATTATCAACAATGCGAATATTCTCTCCATCTGCACCCACGGCACTGTGGCCGTCTACTGGCATATTCTGAACAATTTGTTCAACGCGGCCTAAACGAAGAGTAATAAGTGCAATTGCGTCTGAAACAGACAATTTGGGTGGCATTTGCATTTGTTGTTGCTGCATAGGTTGTCCGGGACGTCCTTGCATTTGTGGAGGGGGAGGCATATCACCTCCAGCTCGGCGATTTCTTGCGGATGCATTAGCTCTAGCACTACTCATGATAAAGTTATTAAATAAGTTGTTTTTAACTTATTTACGCAGAATAATAAAACATTAAAATTATATATAATAGACCATCCCGTTTTGATTATAATCAGGAATATAATCCACAATACCACTATTATTCAGATATGCTGTGTTATAACGTCTAATTTGTTGGGTTGTTGGTTGTGGGTCAAAAAAATGAATGTATGTTTGACCATTTACTATTCTATTTAAAAAATGTCTTCCAGTTCGTGCTAGGGTCCCGGGACCAGCAGCAGCATTAGCGGAAGCCGGATCATCATTATTATACATACATATTTGGTCTTTTGCACAAGGAGCCACATTTTGCCGAAAATGACATCCTCTAGTTCTTATTGGGATATAGTTATTATCACTTCCACCTCTTAATAGTTCATTTGCTCTTTGAACAACAAATTCAATAACTACTGGCCCCCCCGGCCGGTGCCCCTGCTGCAGCAGCCGCGCCGGAAAATTTGCTATCGCCATAAAAGCATAACTAAGAGCCTCGTTTGGATTGAAAGTTATATAAAATCCAACGTCTAAGGCTCCAGTGCCGACTGAAGTTGATAAACCCGATAAATTACTATCAATGGCATTGTTTATCCAATAACTACATGTTCCATGAAATCCCACAATTAAATTATTATCATTAAATCTATAACGAGCTATATCAAATACAGTTGGTCTTACGTTTGTTCCAGGTAAAAATCCTTGAATCCTTTCTGCAGCAGTAACAGTTGCCCCAGGACAAAGTGCTCTTCGCACATTTTCGTTAAATCCATTATTATTGTAATATGTTGAATCAGTCAAAGGGTTTTGGGCAAAATAATTAGCTGCTGCTAGTTTTGTAGCTTGATTTGCATTATTAAATTGACCTACTGGAATTCCACCAGGTTTTGCAAGTCTAGACCACACCGTACCATTTTCAACAGCTATTCTCAAATTATCCAATTGCGTCTGTTGTCGGGCGGTTGGCCTGGGTGCACCATTTTGCTGTCTTGGTCCTGGTCCTGGTCCTGGTGCTGGTCCCGGTCCAGGTACTGGTGCAGCAGGGTTTGCAGTCCAACCTTGAACATTTGCACGAGTTCCAAGTTGTGTAAATGAAGGATGTTGAGTAAAAATTGCATTCCAAGGCGGGTTTGAATTTTTATCTCGGTCTTTATTAGCGTTGGCTTGAGCTATTTGTGCCGGTCCACGTGCTGCCTTAGGAATTGTGGTATCTATAAAATTTGATATTACTATACATTCCTGTATACAATCCGTTGCGGGTGGAATCTGTATTCTAATAAATAAATTATTATAATCATTTATATTAATGCTTATACTATATGAACCATTATTAAATCTGTCATTAGTATAACCCAATACTCTTAATAAACCTTGAAATTGCTCAACTGTTGTTCCAATTGCTAAATTTGGCATAACCGTGCAGTCAAGCGGTGCAACTTCAAAAATTCTTATAAACGGAATATACTCATTATTCCACAAATTTTTAATACCATTATAAATGTCAAGGAAATATTGAGATGTAATAATTATTGTTGTTTGAGGACGAGGTATTGTATGCTGCGTTCTTGGATCTAAAGTAGACAAAAAATACTCATAAATAAAATATATATGGAGAAGAAGTAATTTATATACACAAGTTACAGATTCAGTTGTTGGTGGGTCTGTATTATTTCTATATTTTTGTATAACTTCTATAGCTTTTAAACTAGGGATTCTGTTTGGGCGTTGCAATACATTGGGCCCATTATCATAAATTTTGTTAAACATCTTAAGTTCGCAATCTTTTATGTATTCATTTGCAAACAAATAAAACTCTGTTCTAAAATAGCCTTGGTGTGTTGGACGATTATTTCTGTCAATATAGTAGCACTGTCTATAAATTTTATAGACATTAGCCATATTATAATTTGCAGTCAAGTGGTCTCTCAAGTTGTCTCCGATTTCTGCAAACAATTGATCCTTTGCTTGTTGGGTTAATGTATTTTGCCTAACATTATATTCTAATTCAGGTTTTACATATTCGCGCATTATTTTTCTTCTATAAGTATCAACAGTTACTCCTGTGTAGCCTAATGTTCCACCAACCATTTGACCTTGTTGTTTGTCTGAATCAACAATAGGAATAGGAGATTTGTCGTCAATATAATTTTTTTTTGCAATATCTCTTGAATAATCTATAGTTGTTTTTTTAACTTCTAATGAAGTAAGATAATCAATAAAATTATAAAAATTTGCAACAGTATTCAACAGCAACATTTGCAATACTATTTCATTTTTAAAAATAATTGTTGAATTATTAATAATTAATAAAAATAAATATATTATTATTATGTCTGTTTGATTAATATTAGATTGAATTGTGTTTTCATTATACCCTCCTTTTGTTTTTCTTTTATGCGGTCTAGTTAAGTTTTTTTTAATAATAGAAATATTATTTTTTGTTCTTTTTATTTTTTTTCCACCAGTTGAAACGTTAGTTGATTTATTTATTGTTAAAAAAGAAGAGAGAGATTTTAAATTACTAAATTTAAGACACACGTCTCTTATGTATTTAAAATTTTCAATGACTTGTTTATTTGAATAATAATCGGTGTAAGCGTCCATTTTTAAAGGTTCTTTGAATATTTTTTCGTCAGAGTCTAATTTTAACGGGACTTGTATTTCTTCTTCGTCAGTTTTTCTTAATAAACTAAGAGAGCTTTCCACTTTATCAGTATTATTTATTCCAAATAATCCTTCTTTTTGACTTTCATTTAAACTTTCTAAAAGAGAAGTAATATAATAAGAATACAGCTCAGTATCTTGCTTTTTTTCTGACAAAACTTCATTGCTTAAAAATTTTGTTAATTCTTCTTGCGTCATATTTTTTTCCGAAAAAATATACAAATATTTTGATAAAACAATTCCAAATATTATATTAATTAACTCGTTTCTTTCGCTTTTTTTGTTTTCTAGTTTTTCATTAATTGTCTTTATTATTAATTCAATGTCACAAATCTGTTTTAAAATTTCCTCTTTTGATAAAGTTTTACTAGAAAAATCAAAATCAGCACCATTAAGTGAAGAATAAAATTGAAATTCATTAAATAAATAGTTAAAAATGGATAATAAATTATTGTAATTTGCATTTCCAGAAATCAGTAAATCAAATAGTTCATTTATACAGTTTTTATTGTTAGTTTTAATTGTGTCCATCAAATTAAATATTATAGTTTGTGCATAACTTTTGCTAAATTTGTATTTATTTGAAATATAAGGAATTATTAAAGATGCGGCAACATCATTCAACAGGTTTTTAGTTGAGACAGAATCTAATGATTCTGTTTCTTTAAACTGTTTTATTATTTTTATAGCTTGTTCGTTAATATTTTCCATAAAGAGTAAATTATATTATATAACTATATTTATTTTAATTTTTATATACTATTTTATGCAATCATCTGAACCTTAATTGCTTCGTGATATTGATAATTATTTATTTCAAAATCTTCAACCTGATAATCGTTAATGTTCTCTCTAACTTGTTTAATTGAAACTGTTGGAAATGGATAAGGTTCTCTAGTAATTTGTAATTTAGCAGCATCAATAGCATTTTCATATAAATGACAATTCCCCATACAGTGTATAAACTCGTATGCTTCTAAACCGCAATGTTTTGCCAACAAATGTGTTAAAAACGAATATGATGCAATATTGAAAGGAACTCCTAAGAATTCGTCACAGGATCTCTGAACCATCATACAACTCAATTTATTGCCATCATGAACGTTAAATTGACACATCACGTGACACGGAGGTAAAGCCATTTGATCAAGTTGTTTAGGATTCCAAGCCGTCAAAATAAGCCTCCGACTATTTCTAGTTTCAGGATTTTTTAATTGATCAATAATATTTTGCAACTGATCAACGCCATTAAATGGATGGTCGTCTGTCACATGTTTTCCACTGAAACAATTATAACTTGCACCAAAGTTCCTCCATTGATATCCATAAATAGGTCCAGCCATTCCTTCAGGATATAACTGAAGTCCCCTAGAATCCAAAAATTCGCGACTAGTGTTTCCATCCCATATATGTACGCCTTGTTTGTGTAATAATTTATTGTCTGTTTCTCCGCGAATAAACCATATAAGCTCTTTCAAACAAGTTTTCCAAGCAGTTTTCTTAGTAGTTAAAATAGGAATTTTCCCATTCTCAAGAGAGAAACGCATAGATTCGCCAAAAATGCTCAAAGTATTGCCATTTCTACCATGTTCTAATGTTCCTCTATCTAAAATTTTTTGAATGAGATTAAGATATTGCAACTCTTCAGGATTAGTTGTCATTTTTCTCTCTTTAATCAAAATATATAGCTATGTTTTTATACTAGTTTAGGAAGACTTCAAAATCCCATTGTTTTATTATTTTAATTTCTTTTTATAAATCATATGGACAGTCTAGACGATTCAAAATTATCATCAAAATTTGGGTTTTTTAAACATGTATTCAACTTTGACGATGATTCAAAAGCAGAATTATTAAATATAACTCAATATGCACTAATTGCTTTTATTCCCATTATCATTTTGAATAAAGCCATGCAAAAGTTTGTTCCAGAGGCGGATGAGGATAAAGGTAGTTTTGAACTTTTAGCAGAAGTTATTATTCAAATTGTTGTCATGTTTGTTGGAATCTTTTACATTAACAGAATTATAACATACATTCCTACTTATAGTGGAACTAAATACCCAGAGTTTAGCGTAATTTATATAACTTTAGCCGTATTAGTAATAACACTCAGTTTACAAACAAAAATGGGAGAGAAAGTGAGCATTTTATTTGATAGAGTTGTTGATTTGTGGGAAGGAACATCTGCAGATGACAAGAAAAAGAAAAAGGGAAAAGGAAAAGGCAACGTAAAAGTGTCACAACCCATTTCCGGTCAAAACCAATTACCCAATAATGCAAGTGCTATGGGTAATTCATTATATGGTGGAATGAGTCAAGGAACAACTTCTATTAGTAGTTTGCCAACTGAACCTGTTAAGCAAAATGCACCAGATTATAATGCAATGTATCGCAATGATGCCACACCAATGCCCGGAGCCGCAACACCTGGAATGGGTGATCCATATGGTGGAATGATTATGGCAGCTAATGAAGCTCTAGGCGGCAGTGCATTTGGTGCCAATTGGTAAAACTCACAAATAAAATCCAAACAATATTATTAATTTTAAGTTGACTTAATAATATTAGCAATAACTTCAATAAAAATTAAATAAAATAATTATTTTCTTCTAATAATTTTGTAAATTCATCAGAGTATTGAGGTGTCATATAATGACATGAAATAATTTCAGAAATATTTAATGATTCATCTTTATAATTACAAGCTTTAATAGAATTGTTGTTTTGTATTATCTCAATATTTTCAATATCTTTTACAACATATCCAATTAATACATCACAAGCAACAATTAAATAAGAAACATCATTTTGATAACATATAGATGTCCATTCATTTTGAAGATTTTCTAGTTTTGAATATAATAATTTTAAAACTGATTTGGAAATTATAAATCCGCCACCACCAGAATGAAAATAAATATTTTCACATCCAACTTGTCTATAACAACCATCACCACCAATATATAAATTTTTTGAACTATCAAATCCTTTAATATACTCTAGCATTTTGTCAATATTAACGTATGTATCTGAACCACAAACAAATACAAATTCTGCATCATAATTTTCATAAATATATTTTAACCCCAAATTTTGCTTATGTGCAGCAGATGCAACGTCATTTTCAACATTTTTTAGATATATATATTTTTCATTGTCTATTAGGTCAGTTGGTTCTTCTCCTAAGAAGTACAAAACTTTAACACCTTTTTCAGCAGCTCTTTTCCCCCAAGTTTCTTCTATTTTTAAAATCTCATCCTTATATTTTTGAATTGTTGCACATGCAAAAACACAGACAATTAAATCACAATTATTCGGGATTGTCATAAGTATAGTTTAATAAATCTTTTAAATTGTTATTTTATTTATTCAAAAAAATGCCTATAGTATGCAAATTATTTTAAAATTCTAATAGGTTTTTCTTACAATTCATATAATGCGAATGCAATAAAAATAAATAATGCTGATCTAATGTGCATTTTTTTAAACAATATGATTTCCAGACAAATTTGCAAGCTTCATAGCATTTTAAATAATTTCCATTTGCATAACTGTTTGCAATAAAATGGTGTATTGGTTGTTCTGGGGCATCATAAATAAATGTATAATTTGTTATCATTTGCGAATAATCGCCATAATAATGCTCAAATAAATCAGGATTTTGAAAATATACAGGACTATATAATTGCTCATCCGCATGACCATAACCTTGTTCAAGATATTCAAGAAATTTGTTTTCAATTAAATCGCAAACTTTATACATATATTCAGCATTTCCTGTAAAAAACCCACTACACATACTACATCTTCCCCAACTAAAATAATCGGGCAAATTGTTAATTAACTCCTCTGAAATATAATCAATATAACAAGTTGAAAACTTGTTTCGTTTAATTGATAGAGCCTCATCTAACCGAATCAAATTTTGATATCCCATTCTTTCAATACAAAAATTTATCCATGAAAAATGTGTGCTATTAAATGGGTTATTATCAATTGTATCTTTTAACATAAGGTATCTGGCCATACAAAACAAATAATAACTTGGAGTATTTCTATTATCAAACTGATAAGGTTTCTCTAGTCTATTCTGATTAATTTTATCTCTATATTCTTTAAAATTTCTAGTGTCTTTATTTTTAAAGACAAAATCGTCAAACTCACAAACAATATATTTTGTTTTTTCCTTTAAGTGAATTGGTCGAATCTCACGAATAGCTTCAAAACTTTCATTATCACAATAAACTACTAAATTGTATGGCAAAGACAGAGTTGAAATGGAGTGACTTAAATAATGATTCTTGTCACGTTTGTTAATTTCATAACTTGCATCCGGACATTTTGTTAAATTAAAATAAGCAGTGACCATTGTCCAATTATTATTATTATGTTTTTGAAAAGTAATTTCATTATTAAAAGTAAATACGCCTGTACCAGACCAATGACCAAGATTTGTTAAATCAAATCTTTGTTCATATGGAATTTTATACCAAAAATTGTCTCGCATTTCTTTAGAAAACCAAATATCGTCACAAATAACAAACCCTTGATAATTAATATCTTTTAAATAATTATAGAATTCAATTTCCATAAATCCATTATGCGGATCAACGTCCAAAAATATAAATGCAGATTGCAAAATAGTTTGCTCCCATTTTTTAAAGACAATTGGGTCAAATAAGTTTTCAAGGTGGAATTGAACATTTTTTAAATTTCTTATTTGATTATTAACAACACTGTCAACTATATCAAATGAATGAATGGTATTTGTTTCGTTGTAAGATAATGCTAGAGAAGAGTTTCCGCGATGCGTTCCTATTTCAATAATAGTACTATTATTAAATAATGACGCAATATAAGCTAATAACTGATAGTGTTGTTTTCCTGGATCTCCCTTAAATTCAATGGCATCGTGTGGTAATGAATCTTTAATGATATCATTAAACCGGTTAAAATCAATTGATTTTATTAAATCCTCGGTTATGTTAAAATTCATAATTAACATTTCTGTAGTACCTTTAAGTTTTTATAAGTTTATTTATTTAGTATATTAAAAATAGTTAATATAATAAACTATAATAGGTATAATAATGGATGTTGAAAAATTATTAAAAGCATTAGATAATGAGGAAAACTCAAAGTTTTTAAATTTAACAACAAAAAAGATAAATGAAATGAAGCAAGAAATCTTATCAGAGTTACATCTATCAAAGGAAGAAATAAAAAAATTAATGCAAAAGTTAAAAGAATATGCTTATGTAGATGAAATGAGTGAGTTGCGTTATGGTGCTTTTATAAGATGGATACCTATAAAAGACCCAGATAACGTTCATTTAACTGCTGGTGGAATTCTATGTGAAATAAACGTAACAGATGATGGTGTAAGTATAACATGCAAGAACTTTGCACACAAGTATTACAGAATTAGAATGGATGAGTGTCTTGTTTTTCAAAAGTTGACAAGTCAAGAGCAAGTGTTGTTGTCAGCATTAGACCATCTTGCAAAATAGTTGTTATTTTAACCGTGTCTATGTTTCTTAGTTTTATTGCAACCGCAATCTTTAAATAACCCAGGAATAAATTTGCCAATCTTGATAAAGGCAACTTCAACTGGTTTTAGACCACGTTTTACTGTTGAAACAAGTTTTCCGTTCTTGTAATATTTAACACTTTTGTGCCCTTTTCCTTTCTTAATAAGAACTTTTCTTACCGTTTTTTTGCCACCGGTTTGATGAGATTGTGTATTAGAATAGTTGAACGCAGAATTAGAAGACATTTATATATTTTACTGAGAAAAATAAATAAATGATTAATATATAATGAAAGAATTGTATGTTCATTTGTTTCACATTCTAATTGTTGGAACTCTCTTCTTGTATGTAGGAATTAAATCCACAAATACTCCAGCTTTTATGTACCCAATTTTGCTAACTCTAGGATTTATTATAGTTTTTTATCATGCATATAAGACATATCTTAAAGTTAGCTCGGGCAAAAATCCATGGGTCAATTTATTTCATATATTTGTAGTTGGACCTCTATTAATTTACATTGGTTATAACAAGCAACTAACGCCTAGACAAGCATATGAATTTTTATTAATGTTAGGGTTTGCAGCAATTGGTTATCATGGTTATTACGCAATAACTGGTGATAAATAAACTAAACACCTATATTTATTTTAATATTTAAATATAGTTGTATACCGAGTTTTATCTTTTAATTTAGTTCTTTCACCTAAGAAATCAAAATATTTTTTTGATAAGGTATACTGTTCGGATTTTTTATTTTTTAATACATTTAAACGAACTTTCATAATCATAGCCACCTGCCAAATTCTTTTATGTGTATATTTTTTATCCTTGTATAATTTTTCAAGTTTGTCAATTGTATTTTTAACATCTTCTATTGTTTTATATTTAATGTTAATTGTGTCTTTTGGGTTTTTATCTATATACACATCAAATGATTTCTTTGGGTTATTAGGATTGTATAAAAACCGTTTTTTTGTTTTTGATTTATTTGCTATTTTTTTATGCATGCGTTTTATTGTCTTCATAACATATGAAAAGAAATAAAATATCTAAAAATGTGCGTTTGAATAATTTAAAAAATGGGCTTATTTGTAACCAATTCTTGCACTATCATTCCCAATGAACCAATCATAGCAAGCCTTCCATGGTTTATTTCTGCATCCAGCATAAACTCTTCGTCTTTACCTAAGAATGAAATGGGTAGAGAAAACCCAAGACTTCCAGGTTGATAATCTTTCTTCAATAAAAATAAGTTTGATGAACTTTTAAATGGGTCCTCCCAACCTAATAACATGGATTGTAATTCCGACGCTGCAACTAAGCTGACAAATGCCGAAACAGTAA